TAAGAGATAAGAGATATAAAGCAGAGCCTATGCCAGAAGAGTGAGAAGAGAACACAGCACCAGTGGTGCAATTTATATCTGTTGCTAGTAATGAATGAGTTGAAAACTGAACAAACCATGACTCTCAGAGTGATACAAAGCAAGAGTCTGTTTGACCTTGATCTGTGAGTTCATGAGAGAAAGTGACCCCATGGGAGAATGAGGAAGAAGCATTAAGGAGATTGGACTCATTGAGTTTCAGCAGCGAATAGGGAAGAAAATAACTCCAGATGATCTAGTAGATAAGATAGAATTTAGTCAGAATCCTAAATCTATTAGTCAGAGAAAATGGAGGCATAAGATGAAAGAGAAAAAAGATTATGAAGACCTATTAAAATCTCTTAGGGAACAAGCTAGACAGAAATGAAAAACTTTTTAGAAATGTAGATACATATTTTACAATGGCTAACGTAGAGATAAAACTGACAGAGAATCAACAGAAAGCATTTGATGTGTTATTAGACGACTATCATACAGCTGTTGGTTACGGATGATGAGCATGATGAGGTAAAATACTCTGAATGAACTCAAAAATACTTACTCCTAAATGATGGAAGTATTGAAGAGACCTCAAAGTGTGAGATGAGGTATGTCATCCTAGTTGATTAACTCAAAGGGTTATATCAATGACATGAGTACAGACTTTACCTCTACGAAGAGTTGAGTTTACGGACTGAACTCACACAGATGTGGCTAAGGGGCATCTGTGGACTGCTTGGAGAAGTAGGATGAGATTGAACACAGCTTGAAAGCATTTGTTCTGACAGGAATCTGCACAAGTAGTTGAAACACAAACTCTTAGAGAGTGGTCTTTATCAGCTAAAGGTTCAAGAGGCGTACCATTAATACCTGTTACTAATGAAGTATTCTTCGACCAATCTAACAATCCTAAAAGACTAATAGACCCATATTTATTATGAGTTATATTAGGAGATGGACATATTAGTGAGAAGAAAATAGCGATTACTTCTCATAAAAATGATGTCCCTCATTATGAGGAGTTGTTAGAATGAATGGAATACTCACTTAGACAAACTAAAGGAGATACTTATGAGATAAGGTTTATATGAGAAACTTTTATCAAGTTAAAATCTCTCTTTGAGAGATACTGACTTATGTGAAAGCACTCACATGATAAGTTTATACCAGAGAACTACAAACTAGCGTCAGTAAAGGACAGGTATGAGATAGTTAGATGACTTATGGACACTGATTGAACTAAGAGTAAGTGAGATTACTCTGTATATTATACAACAGTATCCCCACAACTACGTGATGATATGTTGTTTATATTAAGGTCTTTATGATGTGTAGTGTCTGTATTCAGTAAAATCTGAAAATATAAGAAAAACGGAGTTGTTATTGAGTGCAGAAGGGCTTACACTTTATACATAAAGAGTAGGCAGCCAGATATGTTGTTTAGCCTTGAAAGGAAGAAACTACATCTTCCAGACAAAGATATAAACAAGACAGTAGAGGCTGTTTACGAAACGCAAGAGCAGATAACAGGTAGGTGTATAACAGTTAGTAACCCAGACTGATTATATATTACTGATGACTTCATTGTTACACATAATTCTTATCTATGAATCATCTGGTTATGGAGAATGTGTAACCAATATCCATGAGTCAGATATGCTCTAGTACGTGATACTATTAAGAATATCAAGCAGACTTCTGTTATTTCCTTAGAGAAATTCTACAGGGACTACAACATACCAGAGGATATGAGATGAAAACTTAATAACGTATCTAACATAATAACCTTTCCTAATGGTAGTCAGATTTTACTTAGGGAATGATGTTATCTACCTGCAGACCCTTTATATAATAGGTTTTGAAGCCTAGAGCTAACATGAGCCTTTGTAGAGGAGAGTGCAGAATGTCCACTAGAATGAATAGAGATATTACAAACGAGAGTATGAAGATTTAAGAATGAAGAGTATGGGATACTAGGTAAGGTATTGGAGACATTCAATCCTAATCCATGACATGTTTATGAGAGATATTACAAGGGGAAACACAAGGATGGGGATAGAGCTGTATTCATACCATCACTAGTTTATTCGAACAACTTTATAGACAAGTGATATATAGCCAACCTAGAGAGAGCTAGTGAGAGAACTAAGAAGAGGTTACTCTACTGACAATGGGACTTTGATGATAACAATTGGTTATTATTCAAGCAATGAGACCTAGATAGATTAAAGGATAATGAGAGTCATTGAGACCAATACTTTCTTATCTGTGATGTGGCTAGGTTTGGTAAAGATACTACTAGGATGAGTTTATGGAGATGAAATACATGGGTAAGAGTATGGACTTATGCTAAGAGTAGTGTGGAAGAAGTAAAGACATCAATAAAGCTGATTCAGAATCAGTATGAGATAGAGAGTAGGAACATAATAATAGATGCAGATTGAGTGGGGTGATGAGTAGTAGATTGAATACCGTATTCTACAGGGTTTATAAATAATTCTAAGCCTGTAGAGACTGGTGCTAAGCAGAACTATGCTAACTTAAAGAGTCAATGTGCATTCCTACTTCAAGAGAAGGTGCAGAAATGAGAGATAGCGATTAAATGGGAACACTTAGATAGTCAGAAAGACCGAGAGATACTAAATCAAGAGATGATGAACTGTTATATAGATGAAAAGAGTATTGATGGTAAGACAAGGATAGAGAGTAAGGATAAGATGAAAGCCAGAATATGAAGGAGTCCAGACTTATTAGATACAATGATAATGAGGATGTATCCTTACTTAAAATACTTTGATGATGAGATAAGCAGTTATTTAACTTCAATAGCTAGATAGATGGTTAAACTAACAGATGAGTTAAGACAGAAAATAATGGGAGAGTACAGACATGGTTATGAAGCCAATAGGTCTAAAAACTCTCTTTTTATGAGTCAAAAAGATATATATTCAACTAAAAGGAATGATGAGTTATTAAGAAGTCAGATTTTCTGGTCTGTTGCTAGGACAATGCAAGCAACATGTATAATCAATGAGCCAGATGTATCATGGGAAGATGAGAATGTATTATATCAAATGGAAGCAAGAAACTTTACAGACATGTTCAAGACAGACTATGTTAATGAGCATTGGGATTTTGATAGATACATTGGATTAGAGGATATAGCAAAATATTGAAAAGCCGTTTTTCTTTTTAGTGGGTATGATAAGAAAAAGAATGTACCTATCGTACAGAGGATAGACCCTAGATTCATCTATCCATATAATGATGGTAGTCTATTGGTTAAGGATTATCCATTCTTCTGATTCGATAGAGTAATCACATATAAACAACTAGAAGCATTACCAGTTAGTGCTAATGCAGATTTCAAGGAAATGATATTACATAACTATGATGTATATTTGAACTGACTAGAGACAGAGGATGCTTTCCTAAGAAATATCTGTACTTGTTATAATTCAACTACTGGACATTACACAATCCACTATCACTATACATATATCTATGATGAGGATACTGGTGAGAATAAACTCTATCTAGTATTAATGCTATGTGACCAGATATTAGATATATATGATGTACCAGAGACAGATAATGTTATTCCTGTAGCAGTATATGGATTCGCATATGATGCACAGGATTGGTGGGGAACATCATTAGTAAATATTATAGAAGACTGACATAGAACAGAGCAACTCTTACTTAATCTATATAAGATTAAGGTTACTAGAGAGGCTATGGGATGAAATATATTCATAGATGAACAGGTATTCATGAATAATATTAATACTTTGAAGAATCAGAGTATCAAGAACAGATGGTTTCCTGTGAAAATGAGAGATATTACTAAGCCTATCTCTAGTATGGTATATGAGTTACCACAGACACAGATAAGTTCAGACTTATATAATAGTCTTGGTATGATAAAGAATAAAGCATTAGCAGAATCATTTACTAATGCTACAGCACAGTGATTAGGATTAAGTTCTAACTCTGACCCTAACACAGCTACAGCATCTAAGATTCAGAAAATCAATGCTAATATGATTACATCATTACAGAATCAGATT